GATGAGATCAAACATGATCTCGCTTTGGGCTTCATTGTTGACGCCCACGGTGCTGATCCCCAAGCTGAACTCGAAGCTTTGAGGTTAAGAGATGCTTGGATTACACACCCTGACCACACTATTACCAAAGCTCTCGTTGCAGAACGAGCTATATTTTTTGTTCTACTACCTATGTTTCGCTTTCTTGGTGACGCTGCTCTCAGAACAGTATCAGCTGATATATCCAGAGATGAACAAATACACGTTGCGACAAATAGTCTCGTATGTGCTGAGTTGGGTCTTGTTCCTAGCACTTCTTTGGATAAGCTTCGGAAGGCAACTATACACTGGGTACTACAACCCCTAAGAGAGAACCACACTGATAAATATTTAGCGAAAAAATTTTGGCTGGATGCGAGCGATCAGTTAATGTATCAGGGCAAAGCCCCGCAGTTCTCAGAAACAAAAGCAGCTCGTATGCCAGCGTTCTTTGAACATGCAAACACAAACCTCCCACAATATGCTTGAGTCCATCATCGGACCAACCATTAGTTCTATACAAGTAGAGCTAGAAGAAAACTTCCCACCTGTGAATCCACATCCGAAGCAGAGCATCGGCGAAGTCATGTACTTAGCCGGTCAACGCTCGGTGGTCGAGTGGTATAACAAACGAATCAGTAAAGATGAGTAATGTCACATAAACAAGCAGCCAAAAAACGGCACCAAAAGTTTAAACAAACCAGAGTGCAAACCTTTGGTGGTAAGAAAACTAAATTTAGTAAAGCAGAAAAGAAACGAATCGAAGCAGCAGGCTACAGTGTCAAGGGATACAGCTCTGCTTCACCAAAAAGTGATACATCAGTACAGATATCTAAAGATATTGCTAGGTACGGTAACACTGTACCAGCTGGTTCGTTTGGTATTAGTAAAGCTGGTAGAGAACAGGCTGAACGTCAGAAGTCAGTGCAAGGTAGATTTATGCCTAGCAACCCTACTTTTAGAGGAGTGGGAGCATTCTCAGGACCAAGACCATATAGGGATAGTGATTATCTAACAGCTAAACCTTATGTCAATGCCCTTAAGCAGACGTTCGGACCAAACGCTACCTTACAAGGTAACAGATTTAATCCAGCAGACAGAGTAGCTGCACAAGGTGCTGGCTTGGTAGATTCTGGCGTAGGTCTGGTTAACGCATTTAAAAACATGGGTCCACAAGGGCTGCTTGGTTTTGGTAAAAAGATACCTAACGTACCTACGTTACCTAAGTTTCAAGATGCAAACTTACAGAAGTTAAGAAACTTTAGTTCGGTTGCTATACCAGCAGCTTTCACAGGAGGTGCAGCTAGTAGATTAAATAAGGTAGGGTTAGGTCAAGAGGTGAGTCAGATGACTCTAAGGAACTCAGCGTTTAATGCTGGAGTACGACCAACTCTGACTAAGACTGGTATCACAGGTGTAGGTCCGTTAACTATTGCTAAAGCATTTACACCGGGAATGTTAAAAACAGGTCCAACAGCTGGAGGATCAGCAGCTATACTTGGTACAGCAACAGGACTATCAGCTGCACAACAAGCTAAGGCTACTGATACTCAGACTGGTGGTCTAAATATTGGTAGAGAAACACCAAGCAACACTGGAAGATCTCTAACCAGTAGAGCACTTGGTGCTGTTGATGCAGTAGTTGGTACTGATCTTGATGGACTAGGTGGTCGAACAACACCATTTGGTGAACGATTAACTTCAAGTATTGATTCGTTTGGTACACTTAGACAAAACATGTCTGACTTAGGTATGAATATGGGTGGCAAACTTAGTCTAAAAGGTCTTCAAAATACAGCTAAAAATATTAGTACTACAGGTAAGAAACTAAGCATGGAAGACTTGGCTACAAGCACAAGCTTTGCCAAATCATTTAAAGATAAACCTCTTGATGCTGTAGCAAATCTAAATCCTGATAGTAGTAAAAGAGTAATCAAGACACTCAGTGCCTTAGATAAGAATCAAGATGTTAGTGAAGCCTTAGCTAATTATGGTGGAGAAGGTTTCCAAAAAGGACTACGTGATACTGCTAGTCTTGCTCAAGATAGTTATGATAAACTAAGCACTGATCCGAAAGCGAACCGCAAGGTTGTATCTAATATACTTAAAGCTGATGATCCTAAAGCAGACTTTATGAAAAGATTAGCTTTCCAACAGAAAGAAAATCCACAGTTATCTTTAAGATCTAAAATAAGATATGCCTCAGACCCAAACTTTAAACAGTATATGGGTACAGATAGACAGGGAAATAAAGTCTTTGAAAATAAAATTAAAGGCATCAATAGAAAAGAGATGGGTATTATTGGTGGCTTAGGTAACTTCGTACTATCTAATCAAGGTCGAGATGTAGTAACTGGTAACGTACCGGGTACTAACAACGCACTTGACTTAGCATCTAACATTATTAATACTGGAAGAGATCCAAGCTCACCTACTTTTAACGCATCACAACGTTTCCTACGTACGATAGGAGCTGGAGGTCAGCCTACTCCCGGTTCAATTATTAGAGGTATTAACCCGTTCAGACGTATCGGAAACACTCGGGGAAACAGCATAACACGAGGTTCTAACACACCAGTTGGTAGGGTACCACAACTACAAAACCCAGCCGAAGTAGAACTACCACTAATACCAGAGTCGCGACCACAACAACTAGGCACAGATCCAAACAGGCTAGCTGATATACAGAATCAATCATATCAGAATACGTTTAATAACTTATCGGCTCAGTTCAGACCAAGATATACACCCCCAAGAAGAAGAACTTTTAGAACATCATTTAACAGAGATTATTTCTCACAATATGCATAAACAATGACAGCAAAATCTAGGTATGATAGTTTATCCAGCGATCGTTCCCAGTTTTTGACCGAAGCAGAAGACGCAACAAAACTTACATTACCATATCTTATCCGTGGTCACGAGGAGGATCACAAAGGTATGAAACAACTGAAGACACCTTGGCAGTCCGTGGGGGCTAAAGGAGTGGTAGCCTTAGCATCAAAGCTATCGCTATCACTCGTACCACCACAGACTAGCTTCTTTAAGCTACAGCTAGATGAATCTCAGTTAGGTGAACAGTTTGAGCCACAGGTAAAATCAGAACTTGACTTATCCTTTGCAAAGATAGAGCGTACTATTCTTGACGCTATCGCTGCATCAGATGATCGTGTAGTAATACACCAAGCATTACAACATCTAGTTGTAGGTGGTAATGCTCTTATCTTTATGGGCAAGACAGGACTAAAGCTTTACCCTCTTAATCGCTACGTGATAGAACGAGACGGCAACGGCGACGTGATTGAAATTATTACAAAAGAAAGAATCAATAACAAACTTATTCCTAACTTTGAGATTACAAAAGAAATGTTAGGAGGAGATGATCCAGACACGCATGAATGTGATGTCTACACGCATTGCAAGCGTGACAATAACAGATTTGTATGGCATCAAGAAGTACACGACAAACGTATACCCGGTACAAATGGTAAGGCACCAGTCGATAGCACACCATGGCTACCACTACGATTTAATACAGTAGATGGAGAAGCGTATGGTAGAGGCAGAGTCGGACAGTTTATCGGAGATCTTAAGTCTCTCGAAGCATTGTCACAGGCTATAGTAGAAGGTAGTGCAGCAGCAGCTAAGGTTGTATTTACTGTATCACCATCATCTACAACCAAACCACAGACGCTAGCAGCAGCTGGAAATGGTGCTATCGTACAAGGTAGACCAGATGACATAGGTGTTATACAAGTCGGTAAGACAGCTGACTTTGCTACGGCATTGCAGCACATGCAGACACTCGAGAAGCGATTGAACGAAGCGTTCCTAATCCTGTCCGTTAGGCAGTCAGAACGTACAACCGCAGAAGAAGTACGCATGACACAAATGGAACTAGAACAACAGTTGGGTGGGCTCTTCGGATTGCTCACGGTTGAGTTCCTAGTACCCTATCTCAATAGAAAACTTAGCATATTCCAGAAGACAGGTGAAATACCACGTATACCAAAAGGTATGGTCAAGCCTATCATTGTAGCTGGTATTAATAGTCTAGGTAGAGGTCAGGATGTACAAGCACTAGGTGGTTTCTTACAAACCATAGCGACTACTATGGGACCAGAAGCTATCTCAACATACATAAATCCAGACGAGGTTATCAAAAGACTAGCAGCAGCACAGGGTATAGACGTACTAAATCTTGTGAAGAGTGTAGAAGAAAGACAGCAAGAAGATCAGCAAGCAGCACAACAGCAAGCAGAACTCGAAGCTATCAAGGGCACACCAGCTCTGATGAAAGCACCAATGCTAGATCCAAGTAAGAACCAGAATATGGCACAACAACAACAACCACCAGAAGAATTATAATGGCAGAAACATTAACGATGGAGCCTAATGTAGAGAAGACAAGTATTGACAATCTCTCTGCTGAAGAACAGGACTCCTTACAAGTTGGTGAGCAGATGCAAGAAGCTCAGGACAACCTACTAGCTGGTAAGTATAAAAATGCTCAAGAGCTAGAGAAAGGTTATCTTGAGTTACAACAAAAGCTTAACACAAAAGATGAAGCACCACAAGAAGAAGCACAAGAGGAGGAGTCAGAAGCTCCAGCCGAAGTTAGTGTATTAGATAGAATGTGGGAAGAAGCTACATCAGGTAATGAGTTTAGTGAAGAGCTAACCAAGGAGATCAATGAAATGTCTCCTACTGATATAGCCAATGCTTACTTAGATTATAGACAAAAGCAAGAAGAGCAACAACCAGCTGCTCGTGACTTTTCTGAAGCAGACATAAAAGAACTGAAAGGTATAGTAGGTGGAGAACAGAACTACTCTAACATGATAGACTGGGCACAGAAATCTCTGAATGAACAAGAGGTTAAAATGTTTGATGCTGTCATGGAGCGTGGCGATCCACTTGCTGCGTTCTTTGCAGTCAGATCACTAGCCTATGCATACAATGATGCAATAGGATACGACGGAAATATGGTACAAGGTAAAGCACCAAGACAAAGTAACGATCAGTTCCGTAGCCAACAGGAAGTTGTCAAAGCTATGGCTGACCCACGTTACGACGAAGATCCAGCATATCGTAGAGATATTATGGAGAAACTAGATAGATCACCAAACGTAAATTTTTAGGAGAAAAAAATTATGCCAATGGGCAAAGGTACTTACGGCAGTAAGAAAGGTAGACCACCAAAGAAGGGTGGAAAGACGATGAACAAAGGCATGTCTAAATTACCACCAGCAGTACGTAAAAAAATACTCAAGAAAAAATAATGTCTTACCAAGAGGATCTAATATTATCTATCTATGGCAGAGGAGAGCCGGGGCTAGCTATGGCAGATCCTCTACCTAAAGATGACCCTAACAAAAGGGTCCCTGCACCGGGTAAAGATGGAGTACCATCAAGCCCATATCTACCCGGTAAATCACCTATGCCTAGTAGACAAGATTTAGCTGGAGTTCCTAACTTTCCCGGAGGTGGATTTACTACTACAAGTGGAGCCTTCGTAGATTTAAGTGGAGAAGCTTACTATCTTGAGGATGGTGAGTTAATACCAACAGGAGGATATGACCCTGCTATTCATGGTGATCTGATTCCAGAAGGAGGACCAGATCGAGTCATGATACCTAATGAAGGTATGATGATTGCTAAGAAAAAAAAGAAAAACAAAGAGTTAACTATTTATGATGAGGCAGCTCGAAGAGATGCTTTCAGAGATATGGCAGAAGAGCCTTATGATCCTGACACAGGTAGACTCGGAGGAGGCTTTGACATCATGGATGATTTACTTGATGAAGTATAATGGCAGTTAAAAAGAAAAACGTCTCCCTTAAGATTGGCGTACACAAGAGCCGCAAGGGAGGGCTCACCGCAGCCGGTAGAAAAAAATACAATAGGGCTACCGGCTCCAACCTCAAGGCTCCACAGCCCGGAGGTGGTCCACGCAAACGCTCGTTTTGTGCTCGCTTTAGAGGCATGAAGGGTCCTATGAGAAAGAACGGCAAGCCTACACGTAAGGCACTTGCTATGCGACGATGGAAATGCTAATGGCATACAAAAAGAAAACCAAAAAGAGCAGCAAGTGTGGCTGCAAACACGGAGGCAAAAAACGCTAATGGCTAAGAGAGGCTTGTACGCAAACATACACGCTAAGAGAAAGAGAATCGCTGCTGGCTCTGGCGAAAAGATGAGGAAACCCGGATCAAAGGGTGCTCCAACAGCAGCAAACTTTAGACGATCTGCAAAGACCGCTAAACCTTATAAGAAAAAAAAATGATTACTACCGATACTGATGGTAGAGAAAACATCTACCCAAACGAACCACCCATACAATTATTACCACAACGAAAACTAATGTCACCAGAAGCAGAAAGATTTAATGGCTGGGCAGCAATGCTCGGATTCGTAGCAGCTGTAGGAGCCTACGCAACAACAGGACAAATTATCCCCGGTATATTCTAATGGCAGCTATCTCTGTAACAAGAGGTACTAGCACTAGCAACTGGGAAAGATTTTGCCAATGGGTTACAAGTACAGAGAACCGCCTATATGTAGGTTGGTTTGGTGTGCTAATGATCCCTTGCTTATTAGCAGCAACAACTTGTTTTATACTCGCCTTCATCGCAGCACCGCCTGTAGACATAGACGGCATACGTGAGCCTGTTTCTGGCTCGTTAATATACGGAAACAATATTATATCAGGAGCAGTCGTCCCCTCCTCAAACGCAATCGGACTACATTTTTATCCAATTTGGGAAGCCGGAACCATGGACGAATGGTTATATAATGGCGGACCATACCAACTCGTTGTCTTCCACTTCTTAATCGGAGTAGCAGCTTATGCTGGTAGACAGTGGGAACTATCATACAGACTTGGCATGAGACCATGGATCTTTGTTGCTTACACAGCACCACTATCCGCAGCTCTTGCTGTCTTTCTTGTTTACCCTTTCGGTCAGGGTTCATTCTCTGACGGTATGCCATTAGGAATCAGTGGAACATTCAACTTCATGTTTGTCTTCCAAGCGGAGCACAACATCCTTATGCACCCCTTTCATATGCTCGGAGTTGCGGGCGTGTTTGGTGGTAGTTTGTTTAGTGCTATGCACGGAAGCCTTGTTACTTCCTCAATCATTAGGGAGACCACGGAAGACGTTTCACAGAACTATGGTTACAAGTTTGGTCAAGACGAGGAAACTTATAATATAGTAGCCGCACACGGTTACTTCGGCAGACTTATTTTCCAATATGCCTCTTTTAATAATTCTCGTAGCTTACATTTCTTTTTGGCTACTTGGCCCGTGGTTGGCATATGGCTCACCTCGATGGGTATCTGCACCATGGCTTTCAACCTTAATGGTTTTAACTTTAATCAGTCCGTCGTTGACGTTAACGGCAAGATCATACCTACTTGGGCTGACGTATTGAATAGAGCCAACTTAGGCTTTGAAGTAATGCACGAGCGTAATGCTCACAACTTCCCACTTGACTTAGCATCAGCTGAGTCTACAAACGTAGCATTACTGCACCACAAATAGGTTAATGAATAATATATCCACCCTTTTTCCGACTCCAGTCTACAGAGCTTCTGTGGCTGGACACCGGAAATTTAAACAAACAATAGTACCAAAACTATTAGATACTTTTAAAAAAGAACCTAACAGGAAAGCACCTTGGGCTAAGTTATGTAACACATGGCAAATTCATTTAGAAGAAATTAATCCAAAAGACTTTGAGATTATTTCGGCAGACATACAACTTGCTATTGAAACATATCTTGCTTATCTACAAGTGCCACCATTTAGTTATGAGTATCATGGTTGGATAAATGTACATGATTCAGACATGTATCAAGAAGTTCATAACCATATTCCAGCAATTATATCTGGTATATATTACATACAGTTTGATACAGATAAACATAATTCAGTACAATTTATAAACCCAAATCCTGTATATCATACATTGACGCATACATTAAATTTAGATATACACAATCCTATGATGTCACCACGTATAGGACTTAACTTTAATGAAGGGGATATGATTTTATTTCCTAGTACATTAGATCATTTTGTACCTAAAG